CCCCAAATATTGATGTCACCGATCAGCGACATATTCATCGGAAAGCTCGGCTTTACGTTGCATGAGAATGGCAATCTGGGCATCTATGAGGGCTAAGAGCGCGCGCCTGACTGCGCCAGGTATGCGGCTATCGCCGTCTCGATAGCGGAGGATGGTCCTTTTAGACCGCCTCAGGTTCTTGGCTAAAGCCGATACCCATATATCGCCGTATATGTCTCTGGCGGTTTCTTCGAGTTTGCGACCGACAAGAAGCGGGGCGCTCATTTAGGCCCTCCGCCTCATCACATGGTCTGAAATCTCGCACAAATCTATCTCAGGAATGCTGGTACGGATACCGTTTTCCAGTGCCACAGTCGCCATTCCGCGGGCTGACCAGAGATATTTTCCGATAAGGCCCTCAAAATTGCCGTTGCCCATAATGCGGACTGGCGTATCGGGCTTAAACTTCGCCGGCGTAATCCGACCATTGGCCCGCGAGGCTTCCCGCTTGGTTTCGGCTTCCCGGTGCTTCAGATCGTTGATCTCCCATAGATGCACCTTGGCCCAATTGCCGCCAGCGCCCTTCAGGACGCGGTGGACGCCCCTCATGTGATGGATGGCGTCTATCTGGTCGCCTATATGCGCTGGGTCTGTAGGGTCACTGGAAAGCCGCACAAAGGCATAGTTGCCCGGCAGCAGCGGAGACGGCACGGCCTGGTAGCTGTTCTCCACGCGCTTCCTGAGCCATGTCTGGGGACAATAGAACTCCACATCTCTCCCCACGATCTCAACCTCAGCCGTCTCCATCATCCGAGGCCAGACTTCGAGAAGGTACCAGTTCCATTCAAGGGTCATTATCGAATGCTCCGAATGTGTTTCACGTGAAGCAAGTTTCAATGTTTGTTCAATCACGCGGTGGGTGGTGCTTTTCTGATCTATTACTTCCACACACAAAGCATGGTTCATGAGGTATTTTACCTCTTCTATCATAAGAATTGGTATGACATCTCATCTGCGCCTTAAATCTTGTCACAATAGCAGATGTCGCAAATGGATGTTCTTTCTCCCATTCAATAACCAATAGGGTGCGACAGGCTCGACAGAAGCCATCTTTGTTTCTGCGCATAGCAAAATTTTTCCGGCATTGTTTGCACAGTTGCCGGGTATCGCCGGGCGCCGAACTCATGCCGCGCGCCCATCTTGTGGCTGGGCAGATGAAGATTCCCGAAGCATCCTTTTTGCACGCTGCAACCGCCATTTGTCGCGCTCCCGCAATTCCAGGCACCGTTTCCGCAACTCCGCGATGCTCGGAAAGAAATTGCTGGTGCGCCGGTACCAGACGATCGCTTCCTGGACATGTCGCGCCGAGAACTCTGCCAGATCATCGGCATAGTCTTCGAAAAGAACCCGCCATTCGGCTTCCGACCGTTCCCTGGTAGAATGCATCGCGCGGCGGCCGAGATAGGCTATGATCGCAGATCGTTCACCAGGTTCCAGCCATTTCGCTAGGATGTTGGCTGCGTCGGATACTGCTTCGCGCTCTACGGCTGTCAGCGCCGGATACTGGATCCGCTCGTAATGCCGCCCTCGAAAGGCATCATCAACCATCCGGCCAGGGATTCTCTCGTCCAGCAGCCGCAGCCCTAGCGCCGGCGACGAGGGCGTCAAATCCTGTTGGGCTCTGGTTGCAATTTCGGTCGTCATAAGCGCCTTCCAAAAGTTTCGTGAAACTCTTTTGCTGCAAGAAGAAATCAATTCCTGGCGACCAGTTTTCATGCGCCTTGTCCCGGCCGCGCTCGCCTCGCAGAAACGGCGATTCTCGCGCCCGCGCCATTGCAGCGCGCCAGCCTTCGACGCCACCGCAATCCCGCAATCTGGCTTTGAGAGCGGAGCGACGCGGTGGGGTCAACTTCGAGGCTGTTTGCCAACCAACCTCTTCGGCAACTTCGTTGTAGGCTTGGAGGGCGAGAGCGGGTTCGTCCGCGTCAGCGGACCTTGCTACTCCCTTCCCCGTTCCATTCAATTCAATTCCCTGTTCTATTCCCTGTTCAGGGCGGACCCGCTCCGGAGCCTTCTCGAAATCCTCCGTAGTATCGCGGGAGCATTCCCACACTATTGATTTCTCAGCGATTTTGCTCTTGGCTGGATGACTAACCCGTTGGTGCTCTGTGAAGGAAACAATCCGTCCATACCGCTTTCCATCCTCGCCGGTTCCAAGTTCGATATACCCGGTCGCCTGAAGGCTCCGGAGGCTATCCGGAATGGGCACGGAGGGTTCGCGTAGCGGGCTGCATTCTGCCTGCACCAATTTCGGATGGGCGTTGAAATATCCTTCGTCGTCGGCATAATTCAAAAGCGCCGCTGCAAGCATATGTGTTGCTTCCGGCAACTCACTAAGCGCCTCGTGCTTCCAAAATTCCGGTTTTATCGTCCGAATCCGCGCCACTATTCAGCCGCCTCTGCAATTGTGGGAACGCCGAAACGAGATGCGGCATGGTGGAGAGCCTTAGCGGCCCAGTCGAAATGCAGCGGATGTACGAGATCGGTATGCGCCCAGGTCAGAATCGTTCCGTCCGAAGCAATCGCCACAAATGCGGTAACATGCTCGCCAGCAGCCAGTTCGGCCGTCAGATCACGCAATGACGCGCTGGGATGCCTAGACCGGCGCATAAAGTCCGTCATGATGCCAACTTCCTTAGCGTAGCCTCTAACTCGGCGCGCTCTGTCTGCAATCTGCGGCGCTCTTTGCCCTTTGCGGTCACGATCATTTTCTCAATGACGGCTATGCGGTTTATGAGATCGTCAGCGATACGGGTCATGCGGCGACCTCGCGCCCAAATAGGTCATCCTGCGCGTCTTGGGCTTCGAGATAGCGGGCCGCTTGGGCGAAATAGGTGTCCTTCAATTCGGTGCCGATAAACCTGCGCCCCAACTTGAGGGCAGTCACGCCTTCTGAACCAATGCCAGTGAATGGTGAAAGCACCACATCGCCAGGATTCGACCACATGATGAGCGAACGTTCGATAACATCGATCTGGAGCGGGCAAAGATGCCGCTCATCATTGTTATCGCGTGCCATTTTCACATTCAGCACATTCGACTGATCTACGCTCATCCAAACGGGCGATGCCCATTCCTGCCATTGCTCGACGGGGAATGTCGCCAACTTCGCGGCATCCTCAAGTGAAAGCCCAAATTGCTCGGCATAACGGCCAATGCCGCCGATATATTCAACAGGCTTTGATGGATTGGCATGCCATATAGGTTCGACGTTCTCGCCCGGCTTCACGAAAGTCAGCAAATAATCCGGCATCCCGCCGCGCGACTTGGCGCTATCTTTCGTCAACTGCTTGTAGAGTAGCCCAACATGCTTTGTCCGAGTCATTTCCGTGACCGGGCATTTCCAGATCGTGCGGCGAGAATGGAGTATCCATCCGGCTTCTTCATGCTGGCGGATAATCTGTCCGCTGAAATCCTTGATGCCGACTGCACCGTCCTTCCATTTGGTCATAGGCAGATCGGAGCAATGAACTGCTGTCAATCGGCCCGGCTTCGTCAGGCGGAATTTCTCACGGATCATGAACCCGTAGTGGCGCTCAAATTCTTCGTCGGTGCTGTTACCCATGTCCGCAGCGGCGTTGCTGTAGATGAACAAGCTGCCGAACGGAGGCGAATAGACCGAGAAATCAATGCTGTTGTCCGGCAGCTGCGAGGCAACATCAACGCAATCACCATGATAAAGCGAATAGCTGTTACCGTGCGCCTCGCTCAGGCAGCGGATAGCCATTTCGGCAGCCTCCCCTTATATGTTGGATTGTAGGCGACCATGCGATCGGCACTTCCATCACGGTTCATGGCGCGCGCCATTGCCTCCCGCATGGCGATCTTCATTTTGTCGTGATCAGCGGCTTTGCGATCTACAGTCCTGGCGATTACATCCTCGCCTTCGGCAAGAACCAGATCCACGACAACGGTTCGCTTCTGTCCAAAGCGCCAGCAGCGGCGCACTGCCTGGTAGAATGTCTCATAGGAATAGCTGCGACCCACGAACGTCATGCGGGCACAATGCGACCAATCGAGTCCATAGCCCAACATCGCGGGTTTGCCGATCAGATGCTTAATCTCGCCAGTCTCGAAAGCAGCAAGGATTTCTTCTTTTTGTTCGACCGGCATAGAGCCGCGAATTTCGATGGCGGATGGGATGGTCCGTTTTACCGCATCGGCCTCATAATCCGTATCAATCCAAAGGATGCGCGGCTCGGAAGGGTCACTTGCGACAATCGAGGCCGCAACCTCGGCCCGTGCCGCAATCGTTTCGCGCTTCACATCGTGCAAATTGGTTGCCGATAGCGCGACAGTCCCGAACAGTCCGTCGCCCAAATGGCTTAGGTCGCTTGTCGCCGCATAATGCTCTTTGATCTCAACCGGAGGCAGGACAAAGCCAACATCATCGGCAGGATTGCCCGTAATATCGGAAGGCAGAGAAGCCATACGCGACCAGGACGCCAGCCAATCCCAAAAGTCACGCTCTGCGTGCCCTTTCAGACGCCATTCCTGGCTTGCTGTGCTGGTGTCATTGATAAACCAGCGCGAGAGCATTTCATTTGATGACATGATTTCAAGAAAAGCAGCGTAGTTTCCCAACTCCATATGATCGTTAGGTGCGGGGGTTGCCGTTGCGCAGAGTTTGAAGCGAGTGTCCTTGAAAGCAGCGGTTAATGCTTGCGTCGTTTTTCCGCCGAAAGACTTAAGTATACTCGCTTCGTCGAGACTTACCGCTCCGAACCTTGATGGATCAAGTCTGTCTAGCCGATCATAATTGCAGATATTGATTCCTGGGCCGACTTCGGATTGATCGCGGATAATGCGCGCCTCATAGCCCCACCGTTCGGCGCGGCGTTTGGTCTGTGCGGCCACGGCAAGAGGCGTTATAATGAGCGCGCAGCCATTCGTGGCCTCTAGCGCCTTTTGGCACCATTCAAGCTGACATTCGGTCTTGCCGAGTCCGGTGTCCAGGAATAGGGCCGCCGTCCCGATCCGCAGCGCATGTTCAACGGAAGCGCGCTGAAACGGAAATAGGTGCGATGCCAAGTCAGGCATATGCGCCAGGCCGCGCTCTGGTGCTTTGGCACTTTTGCTAGCGAGAAATGCGGCATATTCTGGCGTCATGCCCGCGCCGCCATTAACTGTGCTGCGTTGGCTGGGCGGCGATACTGATGTTTCTCGCAGAACTTATCGTCTGGATGAATATGCTCGAAACAGCCTTCTACCCAGCAGATGCGGTAGACGGGATGAACTGGGCCAGTCGGCGGCGCGTAGTGGTATTTGCCAGCCATAATTGCCCGGTGCCGCTGGATATTACGGATCGAAATGCGGTGCTTCGCAGAGAGTTCATCGTTAGACAGTGTCCCAGCCGCT